TTCGCGCAGGCACGCTTGATCGGCGCTGCTCCATCGATTACAAGAGCGTCGAGCTTGATGCGAGCTATGGGACGGAGATCGTGACGTGGCTGCGTTTGACGCAAGTGTGGGCAAACGTGGAGGACGTGCTGCCGAGCCGCAGCGAGTCGGTGCGCCAAGGTTTGGAAGTCGCGCGCAATCAGGTGCGCGTGCGTATGCGCTACCGCGACGACATCACGAGCGAGATGCGGATCGTCGTGCACGGGCGCAACGGAGATGTGGTGTATCAGATCGTCGGCGGGCCCGCGATGATGGGGCGGCAAGAGATGCTTGAGATGGTCTGCGAAAAGTTCACGAGTTGAGATCATGGCTGACGTTTATGTAACAGGGCTTGCCGATTTGCAAAAGGTGCTCAATCAATTCCCGGTGAAAGTCGAGACGAATATCATGCGCGGTGCACTGCGCGCTGGTGCCGTTGAGATACGCAAGGAAGCGCTGCGGCTCGTGCCCGTAGGTCCGCCCAGCTCAGAGGGCAAGAGACTATACGGTGGTTATCAAGGCGCGCTGCGCGACAGCATCAGGATCACGACGCGGCGCAGAGGTCGTCGGATCAATGCGAGCGTGATGGCTGGCGGCAAGACGAAGAAAGGTGCCGATGTTTTCTACGCGCACATGATCGAGTACGGCGCAAAGCAAACGCCAGGCAAGTACCGGATTCCGTCTGTCACGTCGCAGGTCAAGCGCTTGCTAATAGGCGGACAGTGGGTAAGTTCGGTCATGCACCCGCCGCTACGCGCGCAGCCGTTCATGCGCCCGGCATTGGATCGCACAAACCGCCGCGCGATTGTTGCGGCCGGTAATTACATTAAGCGCCGCTTGGCGACCAAGCACGGGATCAACACCGCGCACATTAGAATCGAGGGTGACGAATGAGTAACGCCGTCGTTGCTGTTCGTTACCTGCTCGCGAATGATGCGGCGGTACTAGCGGCCGTACCCGCGATCAGGATCAAAGCGGGCGCGCTGCCGATCAATACGGTGCTACCGGCGCTATCGATCGATCACATCAGCACGGTCGAGCGCAACACGGTGGCGATGAATACGGCGGAGGTCTTCGCGACCAGCCGCGTGCAGGTGACCGTATTCTCGAAGACGTACTCGCAGTGCAAGTCGATCCTGGAGTTGGTACGCAAGGCGCTACCGCACACGCGCGGATCGACCGGCGGCGTGGACTTAGATTCCATTCTTCCAGATAGCGCCAATCCGGATATCTACGACGCCGAGGATGGCGTGCACATGCAGAGTCGCGATTTTATCGTCCAGTTTTCAGAAGCAACATAACCGAGCATCAGTAGCACCCGCAGTCTATTGCCGCCTTCGGGCGGTTTTTCTTTTCTAAGAGGAAGCACATCATGGCACAACGCACAGTAGTCGAAACCATTGCGGGAGCAACGCTTGCGGTGAGCGCGAGCATTCCGATCACGTACGATGAAGCCGGTTACTCCGACACGGGCATGGTGTACACGCTGGTCGGTGAGGTCGAGAACTACGGCAACCACGGCGTCGTCGCCACCATCGTTGAGTTCACGCCGGTCGATACGTCGGTTGTGACTAAGCTCAAGGGCAGCAAGAACTACGGCACGATGGCTTGCACGTTGGGCAACCTGCCGAGCGATGCGGGACAGGCGATCTTCAAGCTCGCAGCCGAGTCGAATAACCACTATTCGATTAAGCTCACTTATCCCGACACAGAAGTTCAATACCTGGATGTGATCGTCGGGTCGTTCGAGTACGTGGACGGCGCGGTCAACGACGTGCAAAAGGTTAACGTGTCGCTCGCGCTTGCACGTGCGCCAGTGATCGTACCGCAGGTCTAAGCTATATGGACATCCGCAAATTCGCGGTCGAGGATACGGGCGCGCTGGAATTGGTCAGCGCGTCCGACGAGCCTTTGATTGGAGACGACGGCCAGCCGATGGTCGTCGTTCTCTACGGTCCAGGCAGCAAGCAGTACGCGAAGGCGCAAGCCGGGCAGACGAACCGCATGATGGACAAGCTCAAGCGCAAGGGTAAGAGCGACCAGAGCGCGGAGGAAAAGATCCGCGAGCAGGCGGAGTTCCTTGCAAGCTGCACGAAGAGTTTCAGCGCTAACATTGCATACGACGAGCTACAAGGCGAAGCGCTGCACCGCGCGGTCTACGCCGATACCAGCGTGGGGTTCATCGCCGAGCAGGTCGGGAAGTATCTCGGCGACTGGTCAAATTTTACGACGCGCTCTACGACGAGCTGAGCCTATATGTGCGTCACTCGGCATGGCTTAGCGCAACGCCGGAGAGCGCGGCGCACGAGAAGCAGCAACCGATCTCGCGTCTTGAGCGGATGCGTAAGAGCGATCCCGATTACGATCCCGATATGCCGCCGCTCGAAGGTGCGGCATATCTCATCGGGTATCTGTTCGAGGCCGGGCCGGTGATGTCCGCCGGCATGGGGCCAGGGCCGATCACGCATACGGAGATTCTTGCGTGGTCGGATCTGACCGGCGTCGAGCTGCAACCGTGGGAGGTACGTTACCTGCGCCGGTTGTCGTTCGATTACCTATCCATGTCACACACCGCCGAGAAGGCCGACTGCCCGGCGCCGTGGGGGGTGGCACGAGCGCAGTTGACGGCGAAGACCATGCGCGAGCAGATCGCCGCGCTGTCGAAGTTATGAACCTGGAGCAACCTGACCCATGATCGCTGGCACGCTAGAGATTCAGATGCTCGCCAACATGGCGCGCCTACAGACGGACATGAACAAGGCGCAGGGCGTTGTGAGCGGTGCGATGAGTTCGATCACAAGAACGGTCGGTGTCGCTATGCGTGCGCTCGGTGCACTGGGGATCGGGTTCGGTGCTGTGTTGATTACGCGCTGGGTCGGGCGGGTTATAGATGCGCAGGACGAGCTATCGAAGCTATCGCAGAAGTTGAACATATCAGTCGAGTCGTTGGCCGGGCTGGAGCATGTGGCAGATTTATCGGGCATCAGTTTCGAGGGCTTGCAGAAAGGTCTCAAGACGCTTGGCTCGCAGATGTTCGATTCGTCGATGGGGCTGCTAGAGTCGCAGCGCAACTTCGCGGCGCTAGGCGTGGAGGTCAAGAAGACCGACGGCACGCTAAAGAATACCGAAACGGTGATGATCGAGATCGCGGACAAGTTCGCGAAGATGGAGAACAGCACCGAGAAGTCAGCGCTTGCCGTGAAGCTGTTCGGCAAGGCGGGCTTGGATATGATCCCGATGCTGAACCAAGGCAGCGCGGCGCTCGCGCAGATGGTAGCTGAGGGGCAGCGGTTGAATCCTGTTACAACGGAGCAAGCGCGGCAGTCTGAGATATTCAACGACAATATGCTGCGGCTCGGGAAGACGCTGCAATCGGTGGTTATACCGGCGATCAATAATATGTTGCCAGTGATGATCGAGTTCACGAAGATGTTCCTTGAATCAGGAGACAATGCCGACAGTCTAGCAAGCACGATTGACGATAAGACGACGCCAGCAATTGTGCGTATGGCTCGTGAGATGTCGGCGGCGCGAGAAGGTGCTAAAGGGTTTTGGGACGCGGTATCAAACTTCTTTAGCATCAGCGGTGATGAAGCGAAGAAGCCGAAAGAGGCTATTGCCGAAATAGACACGAAGTTGATTGAGGTGCGCGGGACTTTGGCTTCTCTCGAAAAGCACACAGGAATATTTTCAAGGATCTTTCTGTCTGATGACATCGCGGTAGCAAAAGAGCAAATCACAAGGTTCACGCAAGCGCGCGAGCAGTTAGTGAAGTTACAGATACGCGATCAAGCAGCGGCCGAAGCGCAGATACCAATAGGCGCATTCGGCCCGGAGCCGGTGAAGACTGTGCCCAGCATCGCGGTTCCTAAAACCGGCGGCGGCGGTGGCGGAGATCCACTCGCAAAGTTCAAGGGCTTGCTCAAGGGGCTGCAAGATCAGCTCTTGCTTGAGTCGCAGTTAACGGAAGTTGCGAAGACGCAGCGCACGCTCGATCAGATGGAAGCGAAAGACCTCGCCGCGATCTCGCCGCTACGCCGTGCGCAGTTGCTCGACCTCGCGCGCAAGGTTGATCTGATGAAGGCGGAAGCCGCGCAAAGCGAGTTGATGATCGCGCGTGGTAAGAACGAAGTCGAAGCGTTCAAGGGTATAGAAGCGCAGAAGATGCAGGCGCTCGACTTCGCGCGTTCACAGAACACGGTCGGCGACCAGGCGTACTACGCCGCGAAGCTCGCGAGCTTAACAGCGGTCGCGAA